TCCAACACAGCGGCCAGAGCGCTGCTGGACTCGCTGGAGACCTCCCACGCGACGGAGGTGGCTTCCCTCTACAGTGCGATCGCCTTCGCGGACTCGATCCATCGGATAGATTCTACGAGGATCGCTGATCGCGATGCCATCATCGGGCAGCTGAGAATCAATCTCGCGCAGCAGACGGGGTATATCGCCAAGCTTGAGCGCGCCGCGCATCCAGGGGTGCTGAAACGCATTCTCGATTCTCCATGGACCCACGGGAGCTTCGCGTTGGGTGGCTATCTCCTCGGCCAGAAGAACTGACGTGGCCAAGCTTCCAGCGAAGGTGAGCAAGAAGGCGACCACGTTACAGAAGGTCACCAACCTCATGTCGAGCCTTATGGGCCGCATGCAGTTCTTGCAGCGGGCGGGATTGCAGTACGGAGGCAAGCGCGACATCTACAACATGGCCGGGTACATCAAAGCGGGTGAGGACCGATTCGATGATTACTGGTCCCTCTACACACGTGGAGATGTGGCTGGCCGTATCGTGGACATGCCGGCGAAGACTACGTGGCGTTCCCCTCCTGAGATCTCAGAGGACGACAAGCCCGACGGTACGCAGTTCACTGAAGCGGTGGAGGAGATGGCCGACCGTCTTCACCTGTGGAGGTACTTCGAACGTGCGGATCGTCTGGCGGGGGTGGGAGAGTTCGCGGTCATCTTCCTTGGGGTCAAGGGTGCAGACGACATCGCGCTGAAGACACCGCTCAACAAGCTCACGCGTCCAGAGGATCTGATCTACCTGCAGGTCTTCCATCAAGGAAGCACCACCATCCAGTCGTGGGTTCAGGATCCTGGTGATCCACGCTTCGGCCAACCGTTGCTCTACAAAGTCTCGCTCTCGTCTGGGCGGAACGGGTTCAACCGATCGACGATGACCGTACACTACTCGCGGCTTATCCACGTCGCGGAAGATCTCGTGCAGGACGAAACGTTCGGGCGACCAAGGCTTCAGCGGTGTCTCAACCGTCTCTTCGACCTAGAGAAGATCACGGCCAGCGTGGGCGAGAGCTTCTGGCAGGCGGCCACGCGAATCCTGCAAGGCAAGATCTCGACTGATGTGGAGGCCACACCAGAGCAGGTCGAAGATCTTGAGGAGAAGCTGGCCGAGATGGTGCATGACCTCCGACGTCAGTTCATCGGGCAAGGGACTGAGCTTGGGTGGCTTCCGGTCGATGTGCCGGAACCCAAGAACATCACGGACCTCTACTTCGAACTGATCAGCGCGGCCTGCGGCATCCCAAGAAGGATCTTGTTCGGCAACGAGGTGGGAGAGTTGGCAAGCTCCACGGATCAGGCGACCTACTTCGGCATGATCAACGAGCGGCAGGAACACTTTGCAGAACCACAGATCTTGCGTGCGTTCCTGGATCGGATGATCAAGGCGGGCGCGTTGCCCAAGCCGACCTCAGACAACTACAACGTCACGTGGCCGAACCTCTTCGAGCTGACCGAGCTGGAGAATGCGGACGCCAATCTCAAGCGTGCTCAGACGGCCCAAGCCTTGACCGCGGTGGGCGCGGATCCGTTGGCCTTGGTGGAGATCGACGAGGATCGGAACGTGTGGTTGGTCCCACGCGAGCCAGCTGAGGAGGAACGTCCTCTCGTGCCCACACCGACTGAGCCTCCGGGAACAGGAACCCAACCTCCTGGAACACCAGAAGAACCGGTGCCTCCAGCCCCTCAGGATGGAGCGGATGATGATGTTGACGAAGAAGACGATCAACCGGCCGCGTAGGATGAAGAAAAGCCTCGCGGTGCCAAGCTCAGAGTTCTCCGATTCCTTCGTACAGGGCATGTACGATCGGATGTGTACGAGCTTCTTCAAGTACGGAAAGGTGGCGGACGCCTATCCCGACAAGGTGGACGCGATCGCCTCGCTGAAGAAGCGGCTGGATCGCTATGCGGAGACTGGCAACACCGAGTTCCTTATCGACGCGGCCAACTTCGCGATGATCGAGTTCATGCGCCCGAGGCATCCGGACGCCTTCTTCAAACCGACCGACGGAGATGCCACCGGACGGATGCTGGCTACGGGAGCGCAGTCGACCAAGCACAATCTGGATCTGAAGTGATGGGGTCTTCGACAAGGAGGGGACACGTGGACGCAAAGGTGTTCGCCAAACGGTACACGGAGCTGGTGGAAGCTCTGATGTCCGAAGGGGTCCCCGAGATGATCGCCAGAGAGGAAGCACGGATGGCGGCGATGGCGCTCTTGTTGGAGTACGCGACGGAAGATGGGGAACGGTGTCCGATGTGCGGGAGGTCTGGATGATCAATCCCGAACAGAATCACCCACGCTTCCGTACGACGCAGTGGTGGATCAACCGTCTCGGCGGAGGCTGTTTCTTCGAGACCTGGGGTGGGTATCAGTGGGGTGCGTCGGTGTGGCTCCTCTCCTGGGTGTTCGGATTGGCAGGGGACTGGGCCGATAGCAGCAGCCCCGGGTCGACCTCCATGTCTCACGCCCGTTATGGAATCACGGTCCACCTCGGACCGCTCAGGATCTCCTGGACGATCTGGTCCAACCCCAAGACCTCTCCGGCGGCCTGGAGAGGGTACTCGGAAGCCAAGCGAAAGGTCTAGCTTGATCGGACTCGCGACGGTTCGTGCCAGAAGGACGACAGTGCTGGAAGTGGCCAACCGTCGTACGCCCTCCATCCGATTCCGCCTCTTCGAGACTCTCTCCCGTATCTCGCGGCGCTTTGGGCAAGCAGCCGCTGCTTCGTGGACCTCCACGATCCTCCGGCATCAGGCGCGCCTGAACCTCGACCAACTTCGAAACGCGATCGCGCGCGGCCAGCTGTCCTCTATCGAGGCCGCGATCGACCCTACCAGACTTCAGATGGTGCTGGAGAAGTCCACGAGAGACACGCTCCGCCGGGCAGCCCAAGAGGGAGGCCAGATCAGTTCTGCTGCGCTCAAGCGGGCAGGGCTGCAGGCTTCTTTCAACGCCGTCCATCCCAATGTGGTCCACTACGCCCAGACCCAAGCAGCGCGGTTGGTGACCAACATCCCTGATGATCTGAGAGCCGCGATCCGGACGGTAACGGCCCTTGGGGCAGCTGGACAGCTGACCGTGGAGGAGCAAGCATCCATCCTCAAGTCGGCGATCGGCCTTCCGAGGCATCAGCTTCAGGCCCCGTTGCGCTTTGGGGAGGATTTGCGCGCTGGGAACCTTGGGGCAGCGGCACGAAGGTTCACTGCGGCTGAGAAGCAGATGATCCGCTCACGGATTGCTCAAGGCACGGTCACTCCGGCGTTCATCCAACAGATGCAGGGCATCTACTCGGAGCGATTGATCGCGGCACGAGCGGAGACGATCGCGCGAACTGAGACCTTGGCCGCCATCAACCACGGGGTTCATGAATCGTGGCGTCAGAGCGTGGCGGAGGGAGACCTCCCCAAGACTGCGCGGCGCATGTGGATCTTGACCCCGGACGAGCGACTGTGCCCGATCTGTGCGGAGATCCCTGGTCTCAATCCAGACGGGGTCGGGATGGAGGAAGCGTTCGATACCCCTGAAGGTCCAGTGATGGACCCTCCGGCTCCGCATCCGAACTGCCGTTGCTCGGTAGGTCTCATCTTCCCAGATACCACCACGCCGGAGGATGCGGGGGCTGCGACGGAGGATACCGGGGAGGGAGCAGGGGCTGGGGTGAGCGTCCCCTTGCCCACTGGTGGACCAGCGACTGGCGCGGTGTTCGAGGGATTGAGCGATGAGCAGATTCTGAAACTGCCGAGTTCGTCGTTCACCCCTAAGACCCCGAACGGGGCTGATACGTTCGCGAAGTATGTGACACGTCCAGGCGGATGGGGTGAAGGGGAGTTCACGGCAGAGCGGACAGCGTTGCACGACGCGATCATCCGTCGACACTTCGAGGATGTGACCAAGGTGACGGAAGGCCGGCGTCAAGCGCTGGTGCTGGGTGGTGGACCCGCTGCTGGGAAGTCCAGCATCGCGGCTGAGATCAACCTGGTCAACCACGTCAAGGTGGACGTGGACAAGGTACGGGCCTTGCTTCCGGAGTATATCGAGCGTGTGGCGGCGGGTGATCTTACCTCAGCGACGTTCGCGCAGGAAGAAGCCTCGGCGATCTCCAAGAAGATCGTGAAGCAGGCACTGGACAACGGCTACAACGTGGTCATTGATGCCACAGGTGACGGGTCCTACGACAACTTGGCCGCAAATCTCCAACGATATCGTGAGGCAGGTGTTCGCGTCATCGGACAGTACATCTCTGTTGACACGGATATCGCATATACGCGCATGTTGGAGCGGGCGCGAAGAGCCACCACTATCGAGAGCAAGCGCATAGTTCCAGAGGCGTACTTTCGTGAAGTCCATCACAATATCTCAGCGGTGGTTCCCCGCGCGATCGCGGATGGTCTCTTCGATGAGGTCACGCTGTGGGACAACCATGGAGCAAAGCCGATCAAGTTCGCGCATTCCGTAGGACGGAACCTGCAGGTTCTTGATGAGGCACTGTATCAGCGCTTCTTGTCCAAGGCCCGAGACGGAGAGAAGCTGCTGGAGCCGGTCCGCAAGATCGGCGCATTGGGCTCTTCCGTCACTCCTGAAGGATTGGCGAACTACTTGGGAGCCTACGGTCAGGAGTGGACAGCTGCTCCCCTCCCGCCTGGACTGGGACCTGGGACCCCGAAGCAGTGCTACCTCAACGCCACGCATCTTGTGTTGGAGCATCCCGACTGGCGCTACGTCGAGGGGGTGGCCTACGCACCGGACCTCGGCGACATCCCCTTCTTGCACGCGTGGGCCGTCACACCTGAGGGGCGCGTCGTGGACGTGACGTGGAGACACCCGGAGGGAGCACGATACTTCGGGGTGGCCTACGAGCGAGAAGCGTATCTGAAATACATCGCCAAAGAAGGCATGTACGGCGTGATGGGGGGCGAGGTCGCCTCAGCCGCACGGATGTTGGAGACGGGAGCCGCTGGACTGCGCCAGAAGGTGCCGATGGCCCTTACACCACAGGCGATCCAAGCGGAGGCGCAGAAGCTCTATGAACGATACTTCGGATTTCAGCCGCGCCATGTTCCGGCATGGGGACAGCTCGCCTCGGTGGGAGACTTCTCGGAGCTACGGACCAAGTATCTTGCTCAAGCAGAGATCAATCTCCGGAAGGGTAAGCCAGGAAAGCTTCCGCCCAACCCTGGTGGGAAGTATCGCAAGCGCAGAAGTGGAGGCACGCCATGAGTGACGCACAGGAAGACGTTCGGATCTCTGAAACTGCTCAACCGATCTCGGTGGATGATCTCGCCAAGATCCGGAACAAGGCTCCGTCACAGACGCTTGCCTTCGTGCCGCTGGAGGTGCGAGACGCGGCAGTGCCGGAGGAGGTCATGCGGAATGCGCTCATGGATGCCGTGCTCGGACGGACGAGAGTGCTCCCGCGCGATCCATATCAGGCTGAGGTGGTCAAGAAGATCTGGGCGGCTGTTGACGCTGCGCCCACTCAGTATGGGTTCTACGTACCAGCGGAGCTGACATGAGCCATCGACCAGCGACGATCGACCCCTTCCCGGATCTCAGCGACAAACTGAAGGCCTGGCTCCTCAAGATCGGACGTAAGGTCACTGAGGGGTACGAGGGGGAGATCCACATGACGGTCGGCCATGGGGGCATACGGGAGATTCGCTGGGTGCAGATCGAGAAGGGTGGCTCTATTCAAGTTCAGGAGGATCTGGGATGAAGCTCTTTGGCAAGAGTAATGCGCTGCCACGGGTGGTGGCGGTGAAGGATCTGGTGCTGTTTGAGGGGTTGCGCCATCATGTGGCCCAGATTGGCCCCTTGATGGTGGAGATCGTGAGCGAGTTGAAGCATCGGGGTCTGGTCACACAGCCAGACGGAAGCAGCAAGATGGTGGAGCAACCACGCTTCCAGACCGCTGCGTTCATCAAGGATCTCAGATGGTCCGACGAGCTGAAAGGGTGGTACATTTGGGGGCGGAGCTTGTCCAAGGGGCGTGGTGGCGCTCTTGAGGATCAGCGCCGACTCGTGTTGGAGATGCGGGATCTAGGACTTATTCCCGCGCGGCCAGGGCGTATGGAGGGTTCGGCCCCGGCTGGTGGAGAACACTTGAACCTTCACCTCGCCCTGTTTGCCAACGGTATCAACTGGACTCAGGAGATTGCCAACGTGCGTCGGGGAGATGGACTGACCACGAAGGCGAAGTCCGCTGTGGAAAGCTACCGGAAGCTTTTCCGGGAGAAGCTGACGGACGGATATGCAGAGCCCGACGTCAACGACAGCTACGGGGAGGGGTAACAGATGGCCAGCTTCATGTATGGGCGGGGGCTGTTGGCCTCGCTTGTGGGTTCGGGGTTGACGAACCCAGTCGACTTTCTGAACGATACGATCAACTGTGGACTGTCCACCTCGACACACGTGCCGAACAGGGACGACACGTTCCTTGACGATGCTGGTGCGGACGACTTCGTAGATGGAGAGCTTTCCGGCACAGGGTACGTGCGCAAGACGCTGGCGTCGAAGACGATGACCTACGATGCCACGAACGATCGGGTGTCTTGGGACGCAGCGGATGTGACCTGGACCGCGATCACGGCAGGTACAGCGGCTCAGGCCACTATCTGGAGCAACGCCGCGTCGACGGATGCCTCGCGCCGTCTGTGGCTCAACGTGGACACTGGTGGCTTTCCAGTGGTGACCAACGGTGGTGACCTGACGATTCAATGGAATGCGTCAGGCATCGCGCTCGGCACTGTCTAGGATCGTGGGGGTATGAGTGGCACTGCGTATCTGGGGAGTGCGGGAGGCATTTACCGTGGCACGGGATCGGTATTTCCTTCCGCGCTCCAACGATCCGTCGCTTCAGGGGGCGGAACAGGCGCTCAGTGGTGAAGCAGCCAACGCGTGCGATCGTGCCATCAATGCGTTGGGGGCAGGTGATCTTTGGCCTACTGGACAACGGAACGCACGGTGGGCAGACTGTACCGATAAGGTATTCTCACTGGCGACCGTAGACTCGTCACATTTCTTCTCAAATCCCACTCAGCTCTACAACGGCATGGACCTCTTGCGGGATGCGGCTGATGCGTCCCACGTGGGACTGACTACGTTTCTCTCCAACCTCGGTGGAGAGGAGCCGTAGACCATGGCCCTTACGATCACCAACGTCCAGAACTACTTCGACACGGACAACCAAAATCCGTACGAGACAAGTGGCTCGTTGGTCCCAACCACGGGTGACAACGGCGGTGCTACCTACACGCTTACTGCTGGGCGGCACTACTTCGTATTGGTGGTCAACCATGGGTCTGGTGGTGGCGCGCTTCCTACAGCGGTAAGCTTTGATCCTGACGGGACACCTGTATCATTTGCGTTGGTGACGGATGGGACGACGGAAGCGAGCAGTACCGCTATTGACACGGATACGCTCAAGGGATGCTCCTTGTGGCACGCGCATGTGAGCAGCACGACCGCGACATCGTTCTTCCGCCTCTCTTACGCGGCGACACAGAGTTGTTGCGCGGTGGTCGTGTTCTATCTTGAGGGAGAGACGGATTCGGGACTCTTCGTGCAGGTAGTCAAGGCCAACGGAACGAGTACGAGTCCGGCTTGCACGATGGCGGCCTTCAACAACGCGGACAATGGACTGCTGCTCTGTGTCCTTCGCGTCGGAGGCATCGGGACCGATCAGATCACCGCGACTGAAAGCAGGACGGAGCTGAGCGAGACGCTGGACACGGAGCGTGCCCATCCAGCGGTTCACTATCAGCTTCCGAATGGTGGGGATACCTCGGTCGGAGCAAGCTTTGGGACCAGTGCTGCGTGGCAGGTATTCGGCATCGAGATCAAGGGGAGTGCTGCAGAGGCGAAAGACTTCGGCGTCGTGGTCGAGGCACCGATCCGGACCACCGCCCATAGTGAGGGCGGAATCTTCTAGAGGAGTGTGGACGATGGGCAAGATCCTAGACTGTTGGAGCGGCGAGACGGTTACGTTTCGCGGCAAGAAATACTTTGAGGTGGACGGGATGTTGGTTCCAGCCGACGATGCGGTGCGTCATGTGCCGCAACTCATGCGCCGCCTGCAAGCACGGACGCGGGCGATGAAGGATGTGGTCCGCGGGAAGAAGCGATCAGATGTTGATCGCACCTTGGCCATGCTCTTGGCAGCCCGGCAGCAGCAGCCCGATCGACCCCTCAAGTATCAGACGTTGGGAGGGTCACAGGATTGGGTCGAGACGCTGGACGGGATCGTCGTGGATGGCACGCAGATCAGCAACACCACCAGTGAGACTATCGTCTGCCCTGACTTCAACATCCCGCGCTATTGGATGTATCCGGGACGGATTTTGCGCCTGTGGGCCTTTGGGGTCAACTCCAACGTGGTCACGACTCCGGGTACCTTGACCCTTCGGGTACGGTGGGGTGGCGTCGGTGGGGTGGTACTCTTGGCGAGTGCCGCGATCGGATTGGACACGGCCGCACGGACCAATGCGTTGTGGAATCTCACAGCCTACATCGTGTGCCGGACAGTGGGGGCGACCGGCACGTTCATGAGCGGCGGTATGGCAGCTGCAGTCAACGTGCTCGCGTCGGTGGGCATCAGCAATAACGGTGCGTTCAACAATCTGGTGTCCATGCTTGGGTCTGCTGGGGCTCCGATTGCATCTGGTAACGCAGCGGTGACCGTAGACACCACGGTGGACAAACTCTTGAGCGTGACGGCACAGTTCTCGGTCGCCACCAGTCCGACGAACTTGACCTGTCAACAGCGCATCATCGAAGCGCTGAACTAGGATCTCGACGTGGCTGCTCCTGTAGACGCTGGGCGAGCTACTACTACTGCAGGCTCGTCAGCGGCGACGAACAAGGCCTGTGTTCTCCCGTCAAGTATCGCGGCGGGAGACATCCTTGTGCTCATCATCAGGTCAGCCGGAGCGGACACGCACACCACCCCATCAGGGTGGTCTGATCTTGTTAAGAACAACACCGCTGACGCGTCGGATGATACCGTCTCCATCTTCTGGAAGGTAGCGGACGGTGGTGAAGGCACCTCCGTCACTGTCAACGGTACCGCCTCATTGAAATACTCGTCCCTCTCGCATCGGGTGACGGGCGGACACATCGGGCTTACACCCAACATCTCGACGATCGCAACAGCAACCTCTGCGACTCCTGATCCGACGTCGGTCACGATCTCTGGTGGTCCCAAGGATGCGCTGGTGTTGTGGTATGGATCATGGGAAGGTGAGCAGACTTCTCCACCAGCAAGTCAACCCACAAACTACTCCAATCCGATCGGATCCGACAGTGCGGTGGCAGGGGCCGTCACGACCAACTGTCGCTGCGCCGCTGCCTCCCGGCAGCTGACTGCAGCCTCTTCTGAAGACCCTGGGTCATGGACCATCTCGGTCTCGGATGATTGGTCAGCATGGGCGATCGCGATCCAACAGGCTCCTGATCCATCGGCTGGCATCGGGGAAGATCCAGGACGGAGCTATCACTACTCCTCTCCACGCAGGAGCGCTGGTGGTATTGGTCCCGCTCCCAAGCGGACGCGGCCAACGCCAGGGATGCGCTTTGGTCCGATGGGAGCTGCACCGCAGAGACTCCTTGACCGACGGTGGGACCAACCGGCGAACATTGGCGCGGTTACTGCTTCAACAGTATTGACACCGACCGCTGTTACTGTTGCTTTCTCAGTATTGACTCCGACGGTAGTGAAGGGTGTGAAGACCCTCACCCCGACGGCAGTGACTGTTGCATTTACCGTTGCGACACCCACGGTGATAAAGAACCGTACGCTAACACCCAGTGCGGTCACAGTGGCCTTTACTGCACAGACGCCGACGGTGGTGAAGGGAACAAGGACACTGACACCGGCAGCGGTGACGGTAGCCTTCAGTGTCGCTACTCCAACGGTGGTGAAGGGTGTTCGCACTCTCACACCCTCGGCTGTGACGGTAGCCTTCAGTGCTGCTACTCCAACGGTAGTGAAGGGCGTTCGCACTCTCACACCGTCGGCCGTGACTGTCGCCTTCTCAGTGGCGACACCAACAGTAGTAAAAGGCACAAGGACCCTGACGCCATCAGCGACCACTGTAGCCTTTACAGTGGTGACGCCGTTTGTCACCAACGCGAAGTTGATCACACCCAATGCGGTCACGGTCTCTTTCAGCGTACTGGCGCCAAAGCTCAATCGGGTCCTCAAGCCTTCGGCTGTGACTGTTGCTTTCACCGTAGCAACGCCATCAGTAGTAACGGGAGGAAAGGTCACCCCGAATGCGGTCACGGTGGCTTTCACGGTGGCTACGCCCACGGTGGTGAAGGGGACACGGACACTGACACCCAGTGCGGTCACCGCAGTGTTCTCGGTGGCTACGCCCACGGTGGTGAAGGGCACGAGAACCCTCACCCCATCAGCTGTTACTGTCGTGTTCACGGCGAGAGTTCCGACCCTTATCAAGGGAACGCGAACGCTCACACCAACCGCGGCGGTGGTGAGCTTCACCGTCGCCACGCCATTGGTGTTCGCAGGAAAGACGGTGAATCCAAGTGCGGTGACTGCCGCGTTCAGCGTCTTGACTCCGACGTTGATCAAGGGGACAAGAACGCTGACGCCGGCAGCCACGACCGTATCCTTCAGTGTTCCTCTCCCCCACATTGCGGGGGTCAGAACCCTCACCCCGGGTGCAGTGGGAGCCACGTTCACTGTTGGCACGCCAACCGTAATCAAGGTATTCCGTGCGACACCAGCGGCGGTAGTAGTTACCTTCTCGGTGCCTGCTCCGGTTTTGATCAAGGGCGCACGGATTATCTCTCCGTTCGCGGTGACAGCGGTCTTCACGGTTGCGACACCAACGCTTGGGACGCAGGCTATCCCAAGAAACCTTAGCGTGACGGATGTGGGACAAGGACGATCAGCGGTGGACTCATCGTTGATCCGAAGAGTAACCGATGTGGGACAAGGACGATCAGCGACAGATTCATCGACGAAGCGGAGTGCAGCTGATGTGGGTCAGGCCAGAACCTTGGACGAGGAGTAGAGATGATCGTCAAACGTGGAGATCTCTTCCCGGACGTAGAAGCCATCGTGAAGGACGAGAACGGGAACGTAGTGAACACTACTGGCGCGACCATCCTGTTCACGATGCGTGCCGCGCGAAACACCTCCTATCGTCCGGTCCAGGCAGCGGCGGGGGTGGTGGTGAACGGACCATTAGGGAAGATCGGGTACAACTGGATCTCGGGGGACACCGAGATCGCGGCGGGTACCTATGAGGGTGAGTTCAAGGTCTCAGGTCTCGTAGGAGGACCCTATCGTGTACCGACCGACGGCTATGTGACGATCGTGGTTGAGGAACGCCTCTCTACCTCCGCATGATCACGATCGCCTGCGTACTGCGCTCCGGCGGGGTCTACGCCCCAGAATGGGTCTGGGCGCTCAAGCGTGGGCTGCATCGCCATCTCCCACTGGAAATCCAGTGGGAGTTTCGTGTGCTCTCCGATCTCGACTGCTTCGGTCCGTGGGGCAACAAGCTCGATCACCGGTGGCCAGGATGGTGGGCCAAGATGGAGCTGTTTCGTCCTGGGTTGTTCAATGGTCCCGTGCTCTACCTTGATCTCGACACGTTGATCGTCGGAGACCTGACCGAGATCGCAAGCTACAGTGGTGATCCGCTCGCACTCCTCTCAGACTTCTATCGTCCCTACAACGGTCAGTCTGGGATGATGATGTGGACCCCCGGCCCCCAGAGCGCATGGATCTGGGACAACTGGGTTCGACAGCCGGACTACTGGATGCGGAACTATCACGGAGATGGAAACGTGATCGACTCCCTCTCCACGCAGTATCCGGAGCACGTCAATCGCCTGCAGGATCTCTTCCCGGAGCAGATCGTCAGCTACAAGGTCCATGCCCGCCTCGGGATGCCGACCAATGCACGGGTCGTATGCTTCCATGGCTACCCCAAGCCGAACAACAAGGAGTGTGGCTGGGCCTACGCGGAGTGGCTTCGGCGATGATCATACCACGACCGGTGCAGATCGACGCCATGAGGATCTGGCTTGCTGAACGCACTGTGATCGAATATGTGATCCTTGTCCCGCACATCAATTTTCGCGCCTCCTTCCCGATCAAGATCGAGCGATGATCTTTCTCGGACTCGCGCTCTTTCTCTCTGATGCCGCGATCACCTACTATGCGGGACGGTATCTGGACGCACGGGACACGTGGAGACAGACAGGCATCGGGCGGAAACGCGTGGTGGAGCTTGGAGCCTTCCACGCGTTGTTGGGGGGAGCTTCGGTCTTGTTGTTGATCGACATCGGATGGTGGGGACTGATCTGGACGGTGGCTGGTGTGGCCTTTGGTGAGTACGCCTCAACCCGGAGAATTGTGTGACGACGGAACAGCTGTTACCGAACTGCGTATGCGGTGCTTCAGGTGGTCTTGCGGACAGCCAGTTCGGCATCCCGGTGCTCCGGTGTCACAAGTGCTCGATCGTGCGACAAGAGGTACGCATGACAGAGGTGCAGCTGGCTGAGTGGTATCGAGAGGTCTACTTCCCGCAGCCAGCCAAGATGTCAAGCCGAGCGAGGGACGGGATCTACCAGCATACCTATGACCACGACTACGAGGTTGCGCTCAAGCGCCTTGCAGCCTACAAACTCCCGGAAGGCATCAAGCTCCTTGACGTTGGAGCAGGAAACGGGGCGTTCGTCAACGCCGCGGTGACACACGGAAAGCTCGACGCGTGGGGTCAGGATCTTGCTCAACAGAGTGATGGCCCACGGATCTATGCTGAGGCGTTGGCGGAGGTGGCCTTTCCTACCGACGACTTCGACGTGATCACGATTCATGATGTGCTGGAACACATCCCGGATCCGATCGCCATGCTGAAGGAGATCCGTCGCATCCTCAAGCCGGGTGGGAAACTGATCGTGGACTTTCCTCGCTTCTGGCACGAGTCCGGCCGCCACCACTGGAAGCCGGTGGAGCACCTCTGGTGTTTGGATGAGCAGCAGCTCAATCATCTGCTGCGGCAGGCCGGATTTCTCGTGACTCATTGGGACCATCCGATCGAGTCGAAGATCGTGATGGTTGCGGAAGCGATGCAGCAGACCCGCCCGCAGATCCTCGTCCCAGCAGGCATCGGGGACTCTTACTGGGTACTGGTGAAGCTCCCGGGGTTCCTGAAAGCGCACGGGTTGGAGATGCCCGACCTCTGGGTGCAGGACATGGGGCCCAAGCGAACTGAGCCGTTTCTCAAGACGGTCTCCTTCGTCCACTCAGCAGGCTACAAGGTCTCGCACCGCGATCGGATCTTTCACGAAGCCTACATGACGGACGGACGGACGGTCTTCCCTGGGGTGTTGGGGGTGGACTACTTCATCGCCTACAACGGGATCCTGAGAGCAGGCAAGAGCCTTGCCGAGGTCGATCCACAGTACGGGTGCGACTGGTACCCGAAGATTCACGTCTCCAAGGAGGCGCAGGAGTTTCAGGCCAAGCTGGAGGCTGGTGGACCCTACGCAGTGTGCTTCTTCACGTTGAGCGGGATGTACACGAACTGGCTCAACGAGTTCGGTCCGGAGGGCATCTGGACCTCGTGTGTCAAGCTCAACACGGAGCTTGGGCTCCGCATCGTGATGATCGGCGCGGAGTGGGACAAGAACTCGCTCGGTGATCAGATGGCCTACCGTGCGCAGAGCAACTCCGACTGGGTTAACCTGATCGCGCAGACAAGCTTCGACCAGATGTTGGGGGCTATCTTGGGGGCGTCGTTGGTGTACGGCTGGCCAGCTGGGAACACCCTCCTCGGCCCCGTGCTCAACATCCCGACGGCCTTGGTGTGGAATCGGTACTTCAAGAGTGCGATGTGGACGAACACGGCTCCGCCTGATTCTCCCTACGTCGCCTTGGACACGGCTGGGCTTACCGCTGAGATCGTGGTCGATCAGGCACGCAAGGTGATGGGACGATGATTCTCAAAGGAGGCAGAATGTTCGTACGGGTACTGGTATTCACGCTGGTCGAGGATGCAGCGCTGATCGCGTGGTTAGCGCTGGTCCGTGCTGGACGAGCATTCTTGGGTGGGGCCCTCCTTCCGATCGGCTTTTTCGTGGAGCACGTGATCGCGGACAACGTGAAGAACCACGACAGCCTGTTCAATCTCAGGGGCATTCCCTACGGAAGGATCGCGGTCAACGCGCTGCTCGAGACCGGGCTCTGGTTGGTGTGGTTGTTCCTGTGGCCGTTCTATCAGTTCGACATCTTTGGGGTGGGCATCCCCGCCTTCGCCATCGTGTGGCTTCAGATCACGCTGCACATCGAGCATAACCTCACCGACAACATCTTCCACGGGCGTCCCCTGTTCGCGGACCTGTTCAACTCGCGAGTCCTCGGATTCACCACGCTGGAGAACATTGGCGCATCAGGCTGGTTGGGACTCATCGGGGCTGGGCAGCCGATCTTTGCTATCATGTGGCTCATTGTCTTCCAGCAAGCGGAGCACATGCGGGCGATCGTGTTGGGACAGCGGCCACGATGACACGGTGGAGAGGGGAGCGGGTGATCGGGGGCGATCCGTGGATTCATGCTCTGGTAGACAACTGGTATCCAGGGGATGAGTTCGTGGTCGATGATCTCTCGCTCCACTACTACGAGATGAAGTATGAGACAGCCGCGCGGTTGAAGCCCACCCACATCGTGGAGCTTGGGGTCCGTGCTGGATACTCCGCCTTCGCGTTCCTCTCGGCAGTGCCCGAGGCGTACTATCTTGGAATCGACAACGGGATGTGCGACGCGGAGCAGGGTGATCAATACATCGCGCACGCACACAAGATCCTGAAGCGGTTCGCGCATGTCTCGTTCTTGGCGCACGACATTCAGAAGCTTGAACGATTTGCGATGACCCCGTGGTCGTGGGAGACCACGATGGCGCACGTGGACGCGGACCACAGCTTCGAGGGTTGCTTCCACGACCTGAAGTTGTGCAGCGTGGCAAAGTGGATATTGGTTGACGACTACGGTGTTGGGAAGGACATACGGGAAGCATGCGACGAGGTCCTGACACAGAACCCAAGCTGGACCGCCGAGTTCGTGCATGACGGACTGCGCGGTAGTCTCCTCATCACCACACAGTAGGGGGTCTCATGGTGAACTGGTGGCAGTGGCTCCCATCTTGGGCTCAGCGCCTGTTGGCCAAGATCCCATCGTGGGGCGTTGAGTTCGTGAGCGGATGGCTTACAGCGGCGTTGGGCTACGGACTTCTCTGGGTCGTCAGTATCGTCATTCCGATGCCGCTCGATCTCGGCTTCTTCGTGGTGGGCGGCGTCTGGACGCATGGGCTCTCCCTACTGTACGAGGGATGGTTTGACCCGAACGGGCTGGAGTGGAAAGATCTGGCGCAGCGCGAGGTCGGAATCTTGACCGCGATGGGTGTGCTTGCGATCGTGCTGTTCTGATGGCCAAGCCCATCCGAACTGTCCTCACGCGATACCGTGGACCAGGCATCGTCTTCGCGGTAGAGCGGTGGCTGTATCCGCTTGATCAGGTCGAGGAGAGTGTGGCACGGTACGTCTTGATCTTCTCTGACGCGGACGATCAGGGACAGACGATCATGGATGGAACACAGCGCATCGTGATGCTGTCCAGCGAGGCCGCGAAGGATGTGGCCAAAGTGCTTGCAGGAGATTCAAAAGAGTGACCAAGCCTTACGTCAACGCGTTCTCAGATTTGACGTGGATCAAAGACCACAAGACGCGACGTCTCTCCTGTCTCCACCCTGAATGGGCGCTGTGTTTGGGTGGGGCGTACTGCGTGTGGGAGGACATCCTCGCCTTCGAGAAGATCTACGGAAAGCCGTGGGATGGACTGGTGATCGCGGCCAACGACATCGGATGCCACTGGCCGCGGGACCTCGATCACTGGGTCTCCCTTCACGCCTACAAGTTCGAGAAGTGGATTGCCTTGCGGAAAGAACAAGGCTTCGAGGACGGCTACGTGACCTGGGGCTGCAAGCCCGACGATCAGTTTCCGGACTACCGCCTCTCGGCCTGGGGTGGTGGATCAAGCGGGATGTTCGCGGCGCAAGTCGCACTGGAGCTTGGATGTACCCGAGTCGTGTTGATGGGGATTCCCATGACACAGACCCCGCATTTTGCGGAGACGAAAGAGAGCTTCCACGTGGTCTGGGTGGCAGCCAACGCCCATTGGAGGGCGTGGGGACAATGCAGGGAACGCTTTGGGGACAACGTAAGGTCCATGTCTGGGAAGACCAGAGAGCTGTTTGGCGAGCCTACTACAGAATGGCTAGGGGGTAGCACAATACCCGCACGATAGTATATTGCTTCACCATAGGGCCTTGCAGACGGTCCCCAGCCGAGTGGCTGCCACCGTCAAGCTCACCCTCGGAGATCACAGAGATCTCCGGGGGTGTCTTCGTTATGGGGGTCAGTGGATGCCGAGACCGCGCAGTGGGGAAGGACGCGAAGCATTCGTGAGTCGGTGCATGGGGGACGGTGAAGCGAACCGTAGCTTCCCTGACTCCGAGCAGCGGTACGCGTTCTGCAGTAGCACCTACACGCGCGCGCATCAAGAGGCCACGCACTTCCTGATCCTTCGCGCTGCCTCGTCGAGTGTGGCGCGGCGAGTTACTTGGATGGGTCGCGCGTTCCGCATCGTCCCTGCTGTCCTCGTTCGTGCTCAAGTGCTCCAGAACAATCTGGGTCGGACCTACCTTCCCGCTGAAGCGATCAACCGTGACTGGGCCGAGATGTGGAACAACATCCCGGTTCTCGTGGGACCGCATCCGACGCACGCTGGGGAGCCGATGAGCGGCCGGACTCCGGAGATCATGAACGAGCGGTGTGTGGGATGGATCTTTGGCGCGCATGCGGATGAGGGACCAGATGGGGTCGCCCGTCTTTCGGCAGAAGTGTGGCTGGACGTTGAGCGCGCGTCGGTCGTGCCAGGGTTCTCGGACGTACTCGCCGCCGTGGACGCCGGCCACCCTGTCGAACTCTCGACTGGATTCTCCACCATCCCGGAACAGCAAGCAGGGAACGCGGGAGGGGAGTTGTATGAATACGTGCTGCACCCCCTCGGCGCAGATCATCTCGTGATCTCGACCGAGATGACTGGAGCGTGTTCAGTGCATGATGGCTGTGGACTTGGGGTCAATGCTCAATGTCCATGCCGGGGCAATCATCAGGAGGACATTGTGTCTACACAGGCGCAGCCGACGGATGTAACACCAACCGCAGAGGAGACTCCGTCCTTGATCAAGAAAATCTTTGAACGTGCAGCCGCGCTGTTCGCGGTGGCGGAGGCCCACTCGGAGAAGATGACCTACGAGGAGATGGCCTCGCACAACATGGCGCGCGAGATGATGGCGCTCCAGGAACTGATGCCGAGTGATCAAGAGCGGATGCAGATGGTCCGCGAGGCGATGCAGGAAAAGTTTGGTGCCTCGGATCGTGAGGTGATCGTTTGCGATCTCTACAGCGATCAGCACTACGTAGTCTTTTGGTTCAGTACCCCTATGGGTGCTCAGCCCAAGGGCGCAGAGTATTACCGTTCAGAGTACACGATGTCTGAGAACGGTAAGATGACGTTCGCCGAACCGGCGCTTGTGCGGCGGATGACGACGTATGTACCCGTGGGCGCGACGGCGGCGAACACGGACCCAGCTCCACCGGAAGTGGTGGAGCCGACTCAACACACGGAGGAAGTCAACATGGCTGGCAGCGAAACGCAGGGCCAGGCCGAGATTCTGTCGGCCATTGCGGAGTTGACCCGTACGGTCAGCTCGTTGAACGAGAAGGTGCAGCAGCTGGAGGCGGGGGATGCCACGGTTGCGGGGCTGAAGCGGGCGATCACGGCGCTGACCGACAAGGTCGGCAACGTGGAGCGTCTGACGGCTCCCGCGGTCGAGGAGAGGGAGCGGGAACGGACGGCCCTCGTGCATGAGCTGGCTGGCAATCCTCGCGTGACCTTTACCGCCGCCGAGCTGGAGTCCAAGCCCGTCGACGAGCTGCGGAAGATCGCGAACATGGTCGCCACTGAGAACTACGCTGGCAAGGGTGGTCCTCAGGGGACGCAGCCGGAGACGCGGTACATGAAGCCGGTGTCGTACTACAACAAGCCGGCTGAGAAGTAGTCGAGGCGGTGGGGGTCAGCGGGAACTAGTGCCCGCACCCCCTTGGGGTTTCAGTACCAATCATCAGGAGGGCATGAGCTGTGGCGAAGAACACGATTGCACTGAAAGGCCGCTTCGAGCGTAAGGAACGTCTGGCGAACGCGGCTATCACCCCGGGTCACCTGGTGGAGATCATGAGCACCGGGAAGCTTCGGGTCCATGCAGGACTCGGCACGGCGGCCCAGAGGGCCTTCGCGCTGGAGAATGACCTGATCGGGCAAGGCGTTGACGATGCGTACGACGCCAACGACACGGTCCAGTATGGTGTCTTTGCTCCCGGCGCTGAAGTCTATGCGCTGCTGGGCACGGGGGAGTCGGCTGCCATCGGCGACTTCTTGGAGAGCAACGGGAACGGGACGCTGCAGGTCGCGTCCACCCCGGTGGAAGGGACGCACGTCGGGATCGCGTTGGAGGCGGTCACGGGTGGTGGCTCACCGAAGCGCTGCCGCATCGAGATCGTCTAGTAGCGTGGCGCTCATCAACAACTGAGGAGGGAAGGGCACATGGGTTACGAGCTGATTGGGGCGGACGAGATCCTTCGTATGGGTATCACGGATCTCTCGCAACTGCGGCCTGTACTGGGGACGAACGAAGTCCGCAGTATGGCCGGGAACGCCACGCTTCGGAAGGACGAGTGGGAGCAGATCGACACCCGCGTCAATGACGTGATGCGTGAACGGTTGACTGTGGTGGATGACCTTCGGGGCCGGGGCTTGGTCACGCCCGTCTCGTTGGGCACTCTGCTTCGGGTGACCGAGCGCGTGTCTGACATGGATGCGGCCGAGGTCTCCTTCGATGGAGACACGGCGCCGACTGGCGACCGTCCGGCTTTCTTGCGTGACGTGATTCCTGTTCCGGTGATCGCGAAGGACTTCCAATTCAACTGGAGGCAGCTGGACGCCTCTGGCCGTCGGGGGGACCCGCTGGATGTTTCAGCGGCTGCCATCGCCGCGCGGAAGGTGCGGGACAAGCTTCAGGATCTCTGCGCCAACGGGTTCACGGGTGGGCCGGGCAGCAATCCCACCAACGGCACCGATGGTCAGAGCATTCCGGGCATCGTGAATGCACCGAATCGCTTGACGATCTCAGGTGCGTCTGCGGTGTGGGATGGTTCCTCGCCGGACATCGTCGGGGACGTCATCAAGATGTTGACCACGGGGTACAACAGCAACCTCTTCGGGCCGTTCTTCCTGTACGTCTCGAAGGATTACTGGGCTCCCCTGCAGCAAGACTACAGCACGAGCAAGGGTGACCGGACGTTCCTGGAGCGGATTCTCGCCTTCCCGGACATCGCGGCCGTTCGTCCCTTGGACGCGCTGCCGAACGATACGGCCGTGCTGGTGCAGATGACGGAAGACGTGATCGACCTGACGCTGGCTCAGGATGTCACGACCGTCCAGTGGGAGAAGAACCCGTTCGTCCAGCTGTTCCGTGTGATCATGGTCGGTGGGCCGCAGATCAAGTCCATCCAGACCTCGGCTGGCGCAACGATCAACGGCATCGTGTTGCTCATCTAGGACAGCTGATGCCTGAGAAGTTGATGTACCGAAACGATGGCCTTCCATGGCGGCGCGCACCTGCGGCTTCGGCTCAGGTGGTGCCCCATGGGGGCCTCGTCGAGGTGACGCCCCGAGAGCATGTCCATATCCAGTCTGATCCAGAACTTCGTGTTCGGTTGATCTGGCTGCGGGAGGACACCCAAGAACCCAAGCCTCTCGGTGCTGAAGGGGATGCAGGGACTGACGGTCAGCCCAATACTCCTGAGTGGCCGCTCAAGATCTCGCCTCGCCTTTACCTATCCCGGTATCCCAAGGGACGTCACGCAGATTTGGCCAAGCAGCTCCTCACTGAGGAGGTCGCGGCATGAGCTACTACCGCAACATCGGGGCTCCACATCATCGATCGGACGGAAGCATCGTGCCTCCGGGATCGGTGTTCGAGCCTTCTCCGCTTGAGATCCGACAGCTTGAGTACAAGCTCGTCTACGTGGGAGACACCCCTGACCCCAAGGATCATGTCGTGGGTCCGGTTGTGCCTCCTCCGCCGCCGCTCCCCAAGGAGTGGCCGATCACGATGCGGCCGGAACTGTACATCAAGTTGCATCCGACGGGACGGCACGCCGATTTGGCGAAGCGTCTCCTTGGCATCGAAGAGCCTCAAGCCTACGAAGGGCCAGAGAACTGGCACGACAGCTCACGATAGCGAGGGCCCCAATGCGGTACAGCAGAATGCTCGTAGCGATGCTTCTTGTGTTGGCCTGTGGTCGCGATCCAGTGACTCCGCCAACGCCCACCAGCGCCACCTTCCTCTCCTCGGCATGGAGCTATCACTACTCCTATCCTGGATGGACGGAATGGCTGGACTCGGTGCGAGGGACCATCGCCTTCGAGGTGGGACCAGAGGACAAGTTCGCGGCTGGAACGACCGCTGATGTCATCGGATTCTTCCGTGGTCATGCATCAGCATGGCCAGAGGACTCTACCGTAGCAGGGGCTGCGGTGATCTGGCCGAACGGCTTGCGGGTGACGGCGCGGATGGTTCAGCTCGTGGGTGATCCATCCTCCTTTACGTTGGCCGATCCACATCCCACTGGGACGTGGTTGACGCCAAGCTTCGCGGCCAAGTTCGAGCAGCACGGGGACACGCTCTACTTTGCGAGTGGCATTGCCACCGCTGACAGCGTGTCGTTCTCGTTGATCGTCACTTCCTTGCGGAGGTAGGATGCCACGCACGACGGCAACGGCGATCAAGGAGATCCTTGATACCACCCTCTCGACCGCACAGATCAACGCGTTCATTGCGGACGCGAACCTGTGGGTGACAGAGGAGTTGACGAGCGCTGCTCTCTCAGCTGAGCGCATGGAGATCATCGAACGATACCTCGCTTGCGCGCTGACGAAGCTGCGCGAGCTTGGACTCAAGAGCAGCACGATCGGGGATGTCTCGGAGAGCTATCAGACGGACGCAGACGTGACGGACTATCTCTTGCGCGCGGCGTCCTTTGACTCAAGTGGGAAGGTGCGTCAGCACTTCTTGGCTCCCAAACCGGTCGCTCAGGCGCAGCCGATCATCATCCCGGCGATCATGAATGTCGGGAAGGGATTCGCTGAAGACGTATGAGCACCGTCATTCGGCGGTCGTTGGAGACTGTAAGCCTTGAGGTGTTGACCGGAGTGGATGGCCAAGGAAAACCAACCTACGCCACTGCGGTGAACGTGCAGGCGCGGACGGTGCGGGAAGATATGATGGTCAAGCTGGGGAACGGAAGTGAGGTCAGGACCTCGGCGACGTTGTGGTTCGAGGCGAGCACATCCCCGATGCCTGGTGAACAGGATCGCTTGACCTTGTTAGATGGGTTGAAGGGCATAGTGGTCGAGGTGATGGTGGGAAAAGCATTAGGGGGGAAGATCGACCACGTCCGGCTCAAGATTCGGGAGGAGTAATGGCGCGTCTCAGTGGAACTACGACCAAGAGCTTTCGAGATGCTGCCGCGCGAATCAAGGCATTCTCGACCGTACTGCAACAGGGGGCTGGAAGCGGCTTGCTCAAAATCGGTAACGAGATCATGACCGACATCAAGGCGAGCGCGCCTGGTCATGGGGTCCCGCGAGACACTGGGACGTTGGCTGGAACGGGAGCAGTAGAGAAGGTCAACGCGGTGGAGGTGGAGCTGAGCTTCGGTGGTGCAGCGGCTCCATATGCGTTGACACAGCACGAGCGTATGGACTATCACCACAAGCTTGGTGAGCCTCGGTATCTGGTGCGGGGCATCGAGCGGTGGCAGCCTGATGGGAGCGCGGCCATGGAAGCGCTGAAGGCCAATGCGGAGGCAGGGCTCAAGGCGGTCGCGCAGAAGTGAGCGCAGTCTCGGATGTCTACACCTACCTCCAGACGCAAGGTATCGCGGGAGGTTCCACACAGTGGGGACTCGTCCGGAGACGGTTGATGGACACGCCGTTGCCGGATCAGATGGTGATGATGGTCGAGGATGGAGGGCCACCACCGGAGATGTCGATTGCTGGTGATGGCCAAGAGGTGGCGGTGAAGGATCTCGGGGTACTGGTGACGGTGCGCGCGAAGCAATGGGATGGGGACGCGAGCCTTGTCAAGGCGCAAGAGATCCTGACAGCGCTGCATGGGAAGGTGGCGTTCGCGTTGGTAAGCCGGATCTATATACGGATCAGCGCGATGACTGCCGAACCGGTGTTTGCAGGGTTTGACGAGCAAGGCAGGCCGCTGCACACAGTGGCGTTTCGTCTCTTGACGGACGCGTAGACTCAACAAGGGGAGGAGCACGTGTCAAAGTTCATTGCGCACGGGACTACCGTCACGGTCAGCGGTACCAGGATCGGTCGATTGGTCTCGGTCAGCATCCCGGATCGCGTCAAGGGAGAAGCGGAGACGACCGATACGGACAGCACTGCCCGTGAGTTCATCGCTGGACTTCGGGATTCAGGCACGGTAGAGATCACGGTGCGCTATGATCCGGACGATGCGGGTCAGCTCATCGTGGACAACAACTACGCAGCGGCACAGGGCTCAGAAGTGGTCGCATGGGTGATCACGCTCCCTGGCGCTGCGACGGCAAGCCCGTCTCCTCAAGGGGTGGCGAGCTGGTCGTTCGATGGGTACGTGCAGAAGCCGTGGACCGGATCGCTGGATCTGGTCGGTGATGTCGCGGCGGAGCTGACCTGCACGGTTCGCGTCACCGGCCCGGTGACCGTACTGCACTAGTCTTACAGTGGGGGGTGGCCACATGAGTACTGACAAGATGATCCCACCGAGCACACCACGCCCGACGCGTGGTGTGCCGGTGGCGCTCGATCGGACGCGCTATCTGCGCTACTCGTTGCGGACGAGACGGAAGATCCGTGAGGAGTTTGGCGATCAGGCAATGAGTGAGGGACTTTCGGATGAGAAGCTCGCGAAGATGCTCTACTACGGGCTTCTGGAAGACGATCCGACCATTACCGTGGACCAGATCGAAGATCTTGTGGATCTGGAGAATCTGAAGGACATACTGAACGCGGTGGTGCAGGCCTTCGGGGGACAGGCCAAGGTGGCGACCCACCCTCCGAAGCCGGCGGAGACGACGACGCCAGCGACACCAAGCGAGGCCGCCGGCTCGTAGTACAGGTCCCTCCCGGCGAGGAGGACCTGCGGTTGTGGGCACTCGCGATGGCGATCGGGATACCAGATTCGTTGTTCTGGGATCTCACCCTTCGCGAGATCGAAGCGGTAGTCTTGAGGCATCGGGAGTTTCAACGTTTCTCCGCGAAGCGTTCAGCCCTCATCACCGCCGCTGTCTACAACGTCCACCGTAAGCCTGGCACTGCGTTCTTCCACGCGGAAGACTTCCTGAGGCAAGAGCGGACAGAAGAAGACTACGCCTCGGTGGAGGAGAGCGCCCGTATGCTGAATGTCTGGGCCCGGCAGATCAATGCAGCAGTAGACAAGGCCAAGGACCAACCTGTTGAGATCGTGAAGGAGATCCCGTGAGCACTGTTCTCGCCCGCGCTGTAGTCAAGATCGAAGGCGACATCGAGGACCTGAAGGCTGCCTTCGATCTCGCGGAGTCGGAGACCGAGAAGGCGGGCAAGCGGATGCATGACCTTGGGAAGAAGATGACGACCTTCGTCACCCTTCCCTTGGTCGCCCTCGGTGGTCTCGCGGTACATGAGTTCTCCACCCAAGAAGACGCGCTGGTCGGTCTTGAAGCTACCCTCCGCGCTACTGGTGGAGCCGCTGGGGTGACCAGCGAGCACATTCAGGCCTTGGCAGCCTCTCTCCAGAACACGACCCTCTTCGCAGACGATGTCGTTGACTCAGCCGCTCAGGTCCTCTTGACCTTCACGAACGTACGGAACGTGGTGGGTCAAGGGAACGACGTATTCGATCGGACCATCAAGGTCGCCGCTGATCTTGCATCGACTCCATTGTTCCGTGGAGATCTCGCCGATGCTGTGCGTTCTCTTGGCATCGCGATGGAGAGTCCTGAGGAGGGGATGGCCCGACTCCGGCGTGCTGGCATCATCTTCACGGATCAAGAAAAGGATCAAGTCAAGGCACTCACAGATACAGGGCGTGTTCTGGAAGCGCAGCGCCTCATCCTGGACAAGGTCGAGGGGAAGGTCAAGGATGTGGCAGCGGCCATGGCGAATACTCCACATGGTCGTTTGATCTCGGCCTGGAACGCGGTGAAGGACTCCTTGGAATCGGTCGGAGCCATCATCGCACCCTTCGTCTCCAAATTCGCGGACGGACTGAAGACGTTGGCCCACTGGTTTGATACCCTCACCCCTGCGATGAAAACAACGATCGTGATCATCGCAGCGATGGCCGCTGCTGTTGGTCCACTGTTGCTGGTGATGAGTGCCTTGGCCAAAGCCCTTGTTGTGGGACGAGTGGCCATGCTCTTGTTCGGAGCGGAGTTGAAGACTGCTGCCACTCTCATGACTGCAGGTGGGATACTGGCGATCGGTCTTGGTGTGATCGCGGCCCTGTGGGTGCAGATGCGGATCGAGGTGGAGAAGACCACCGCTGCGATGGCTGTTGCGATGGGACAGGCGAACGCCGCGTTGGCGAGCCTTACTCCCAAGCAGGCGGAGGGAACGCTTCAGCGGGTCACGACCAAGATCACATCGTTGAACGAAGAACTGGCGAACGAGAAGCGGCGCCTCAAGGAAGCTGAGCAGGCGCAGCAGGAGCATACCAGAGGACTCTCGGGCCCAGCCTATGCTCAAGCATTCAGTGCCCATCAGAAGTTGATCGACTCTATCGGAGAGGAGATCGAAGAGACTGAGGCGGCAATCCAACGACATCAAGACGAGGCCAAGATCTTGCAGGGAGTGGTGGACGCGTCGAAGGCGGTGAGCAACGCGAACACTGGTATGACCATCTCGCACGAGAATCTGAAGAAAGCGATGGATGCGCTCAATCAGTCGTTGCGCGTGATCCCGACGAACACCAGAGTCCTTGGCAGCGAGTATGATGCGATCAAAGCACGTGCCGATGCGTACGGGCAAGCGGTGAACGATTTGATCGCGAACGGAGCTACCCTCAACACCGTTGTCGACGCGCAGGGAAGAACGGTTCGTGATCTTGTCGATCGGTGGGCCGCGCTCAATAAACAGGTAGAGGATGCAGCGCGGCAACAGGCCTTGTTCAATACGATCACGAAAGAGGCACCGCTGGTGCAGTATTCGCAGCGGTTGCGCGATGTCGATGCCTTGCTCAAGGCAGGAAGGATAAGTGAGGCGGCGGCGATGGAGCAACGTAAGCTTGCGACCACCGCATTTGTTAGCTCGTTCGCGCTCGCCTCGGCTGCCCTTGAGAATGCAAAGACCCCGGCACAGGTCTACAACGAGACGATTGCGGAGCTTGATAGGTTGATGAAGACCTCAGCTGCGCCAAGTCAAGAACGGTATGCGGAGGCTGTACTCCTCACTCGCAATGCGTATTTGGCCACCTTGCCAGAGGCTGATCAGCTTCGCATCGAGACTGAGGCTCTGGGACTCAATCAGAAAGGCTTGCGAGCGGCGCTCCTCCAGACTGAAAACGCACTGGCTGATGCCACGGCTGCGATGGATACTCAGGCCAAGATGGCAGAGCAGCTCAAACAGGCCATGGCGGATATTCTTGGGGACGCGATCGACCAGCTGGTGGAGTTTGCCTTCACTGGGAAGCAGAGCTTCGGGGACTTTGTACAGTCAGCCTTGCTGGAACTGACGAAGCTGATCATCAAGCTGGAGATCATGAAAGCGATCATGAAGTCGAACGGTTTCATGAGCTTCGGTGGTGGCTTCGCGAGCGGCGGCTTCCTCTCTCCGGGTGAGATCGGTCTTGTGGGGGAGACCGGACCGGAGTTGGTACAAGGTGGCCACACTGGACTGACCGTCGCGCCGATCCGAGCCTCTGGGGTGATGGGTGGTGGCATGGCTGGTGGGGACTCCGTGCAGGTCAACGTCACCGTGGCCGCAATCGACTCCAAGGGCGTGACAGATTTCTTCGAGCAGAACGAAGGCTTGGTGAGCAACGCCATGCTGAGAGCGTTCCAGAAGTCTCGCATCCTTCGCAATCGCTTGGGAGGCTAGATGCCCACCTTTCCGCGCGCTGCTGATGCCAAGCCACGGCTGATCACGATGCCGGTCTTCCCTTCGTCCCTCTCGGCGTGGAGCTTCTCTGGCAAGGGGCAGTTCCGCGCGGTCCAGAACATGGGTCGGGTGTGGCAAGAGGTCTACCCCAACATGCGGATCAGCTTGAACAGCGTGCGCGCGTTGCTGGAGGCGATTAACGAGGGACTTCGCGGTGGTCTTGTGTGGGATGTGCAGCATCTCGCACTGCTGACCACCCTCGGCATCGGGGGTGGAACACCGTTGGTCAACGGTGCTGGCCAGACGGGATCGAACCTCAACATCGACGGTTGTGGGAACAACAAGACCCCCTACCTTCGGCGGGGAGATCTCATACAGGTCACGGGTTGCGCGGTGGTCTTTGATGTGACGGCGGACTGTAACTCCAACGGCTCAGGTCAGACTGTCGTCCCGATCAATCCACCGATCTTCGCTGGAAAATCTCCGGCGGATAATGCGGCGGTGACCTTGGCTCCGAGCATCAACTTCAAGGCTGTGCTCACACTCGACAGTGGCTTCCCACAGATCGACGTCCCAGCCGGGATCATGCTTGCCGGGTTGACGCTGAACTGGAGAGAGCAGCCACAATGAAGTTCAAGCTCATATGCTGTCTTTCCGGACCTGAGAAAGCGCCAGACTGGATTGGCCACTTTATGGCTGATTCAGAGGACGCTGCCTATCGAGAAGGACAGCTTGTCTTGGCTGCTGCAAGGAGAGAACAAAGTACCGCAACTGTTTGTCTCGTTAACGAAGAGTCTGGTGTGGTGAAGCAGGTGTTGTTGCCATGAGTCCACGCACTCTTGTCACAGCGTTCAAGAACGACGCCATCGCGGACAATGCCGAGTTC